ATGCTTATTCTTATGCAGTGTCCAGATGCTTCGCACGTAGCGGGGTACAAGAAATGGCAGGAGCTTGGACGGAATGTCAGAAAGGGCGAGAAGAGCATTCGAATCCTTGCTCCGTGTCCGCACAAAAAGAAAGTAGAGAACGAGGACGGAGAAGAGACAGAAATTCACTGGACAACATACCGCCCGGTTTCCGTGTTTGACATCTCGCAGACAGATGGAAAGGAACTCCCGGAAATCTGCAAGAAACTGACAGGAGATGTCGCTGATTACGAAGCTCTGTTCGAGGGGCTGAAGAAGGTTGCTCAGGTCGCTGTATCCTTCGAGAACATCAGCGGAGGTGCGAATGGATACTTCAGCAAGGACAAAGGGATTGTCCTGAACGATGGGATGGAGCAGACACAGACAGTCAAGACTTTCGTACATGAGATTGCACATAGTATCCTACACGTAGACAGTGACAAGAGCAGAGAACAGAAAGAGGTCGAAGCAGAATCGGTCGCATACGTTGTATGTCAGGCACTCGGCATTGACTCATCTGATTATACCTTCGGATACCTTGCAGGATGGGCAAATGGAGACACGAAACTTCTGAAACAAAGCCTGAACGACATCCAGAAATGCTCCGATAAAATCATTACCGATTTGGCATCATAAGTATTGACAGTTATATAATTATATGATATTCTATTATAGAAAGGAGGTGATCCAGTGGCAAAAACAAGCGAGAGCGTATTACGTGCTGTGGCAAAATATGCAAAAACTCACACAAAAGCAATTTGTCTTAGGTTCAATCTAAAGACAGATGCGGACATCCTCGCCAGACTTGATTCGGTGGGGAATAAACAAGGGTATATTAAAGAGCTTATCAGAAGGGATATGCAGAGGACACGATGAAACTTATTAAAAAAATTATGAACATGTCAGACCACAATTTTAGATCATTAGCTATCCTTGCTATGATGGTTCTCGGCCTGACAATCAGCGTAACTACTGAGCCGACTTTTTGTGGGGTTATGATTGGATTCCTGTCGGCAACAGGGATTACTTTGTGGAACATAGCACAGCTATAAGAAAGGGGATATCATGGAAACGAAAACGAATATCTTTCAGAGAATGAGCGCCATCACGAATGAAATTACTGCCGTGGCGAAGAACCTGCCTGTCGGCACTGGGAAGAACCAGTACAAGGCGGTTGGAGAAGCTGACGTTCTTGCCGCCGTAAAGCCTATCGAGGCAAAGCACGGCGTATACAGCTATCCTGTCAGCCGTGAAGTCATCGAGTCTGGCACGATGGAACGAGAGAACCAGTACGGAAAGACTGTACAGCTTTACATGAGAATCAAGGTCGTGTACAGATTCCTTTGCATGGACAATCCTGACAGTTATCTTGATATCGTGAGCTTTGCCGATGGAGTGGACACGCAGGACAAAGCTCCGGGCAAGGCAATGACGTATGCCGACAAGTATGCGCTGCTGAAAGCATACAAGATAATCACGGGTGAAGATCCAGACCAGTATGCAAGCGAACCGGAGAGCAAGGTAAGCAGGGCGTATCCGAAGAGGGCTGAGCTTGAAAAGTTCGTGAAGGAGAACTACGACGCGGACAACCTGAAGAAGCTCATAGAATACTATGGCGTTGACAGCGTGGAGAAGTTGACCACAGAACAGCTCATTGTCTGCTATAATCGCAAGAGGAAATGACATGAAGTTTACGGGGAGGGTACAGGCCGTCAGCAAGGACTGGCGGTCTGATTTTTACACAATCACTTTGTCGGTAAACGAAAAATCTGCACTTCCAGAGGTTGACGCAATTAAGGATAAGGAACGGCTGTCTGTCGAGATAAAGGAGTACAGGCCGAAACGCTCACTGGATGCCAACGCCCTGCTGTGGGCTTGTCTTTCCGAGATAGCGGTAGCACTTAGGGCAGATAAGTGGGACGTATATCTGATGATGCTGAAGCGTTATGGAAAATATACATATATATGTGTGAAACCTTCTGTCGTGGATGCTGTAAAGGCTCAGTGGCGTGAGTGCGAAGAGATTGGTACGGTTAATATAAACGGTCAGGAAGCGGTACAGCTCCTTTGCTACTTTGGCTCATCTACATATGACTCGAAGGAGTTTGCTGTACTGTTGGATGGCGTGATTTATGAAATGAAAGAACTTGGGCTTGATACGCCAGTTGACGAAGATATGCGGAGGGCTTTAGCAAGTGTCGAAAAGCATCATACAAAAGAATGAAAACGAATGCTTTGTGTGCGGTTGCTGTCGTGGGCTTGAAAGGCATCACGTCATATACGGAACAGCAGGAAGGAAGCTGTCAGAGCAGTATGGCTTAACTGTATCGTTGTGCTATGAGCACCACAGAGGGCGATATGGCGTTCACGGCATGGACGGTAAGAAGTTGAGCAACCAACTTCATATCGTTGCTCAGACGGCGTTTGAGGGGCTGTACGGGCACGACGAGTGGATGCGAATATTCGGCAGAAATTACTTGTAAAAATTTAAAAATAAGTATTGATTTCTTTGTGCATATATAGTATTATACTATCAGAAGCAGTTTTGCTAAATTAAACAACCCTGTCGGTAGTAAAGGTCAGACCGTCAGAAAGGATAAAACATGACAAGATATCTTTACGGCATGAGGCTGAGAGGGTTCAGCCTTGGGTGTCAGCCGATGAAGGGACTGACAGCGAGACGAAATGCGAGGGGCGAGCGGTATCACGACATTCTCGTATACCGAAGAAAGCTGACAGACGAGGAATGCGATTCTTATGAGTTAGACTTTCTCGGGGAGGAGGAAGCGGAGGAATGAAACTGAGTAAACAGCTATCCGAGTTTAGTCCAGATACCGTTGTAAAAATTGGAAGTGAAAAAGGCTCGTCATGGTGGTATGTTGGCACTGTTGAAGATTTCAACAAATATGCTGATTACTATGACGATGCAATCCTTAACAGGTGGCAGAGCGTATACAAGAATGCCACTAAGAAGCTGTTGAAAGCTGTTGACGAAGCTCCTACGTGGTCAACGTATATGAACAAAGTTATTGCCAAAAAAGGCTTTGAAGGAGTGGATTACAGCTACTCTGCATTCTTGAAGCATTGTGATCAATACACCAGAAACCTCAATAAGCTAGAAAGACTTCGCAAGCGATACCAGACTATTTTGGAAGGTTACGAAAACATAAAAGACAGACAGGTTGTGAGGTGTGCAAAAAGCGACCCAACGATGGATGATACAATGAATATCGTAGTAACAGGATATGAAACTGGTGCTGTCTGGACGAGTGATGATGCAGAAACGAGGGGGTTACAACTGAAATGACGCTTTACGAACTGAGGACTGAATACAAGGTTCTTCTTGAAATGGCAGAAGACCCAGAAACTGATGCAGAAATCATAGCGGATACGCTTGAATGCATTGACGGAGAACTTGAGGATAAGGCAGACAACTGTGCTGTTGTCATAACTGAAATGCTATCCGATGCGGACAAGATTGATACCGAGATTAAGCGGTTGCAGGAGCGGAAGAAGGCTCTGCAGAAGAACGTTGACACTATTAAGTCTCAGCTTATGCAGACTATGGTGCTGAGCGGCAAGAGAAAAATTCAGACCACAAACCACACATTTACTGTCAGGAAGAATGGGGGAAAACTCCCGATCATCCTTCGGGAAGGAGTTACAGCCGAGACGCTTCCGCAGGAACTTTGCAAAGTAAAACTCACTCCCGATATGGACAAGATTCGGGAAGAATTGGAACGTTATGGAGAGGAATATTGCTACGCCACATTTGGTGAGCGTGGGGAAAGTCTGGTGATTAAATGATGAAACCAAGATGTAAAGACAGCCGACCGTGTTTTGCGCGGAAAGACGGGCATTGTGTGTGTTTGATAAGCACATATCCTGACGGCAAGTGCCCGTTCTGTAAACCTGAAATGGAAGTCACAAACGGCGTATACTATCCATTCGTACCAAAAACGGAGGTAAGAGCAAATGAATAATTGGAGCGGAATTGGAAGACTTACAGCAGATCCTGACACGAGGTACACAAGCGGAGACAATCCGCTTTGTGTATCAAGATACACTTTGGCCGTGGACAGGAGCTACAAAAGGCAGGGAGAACCTGATGCTGATTTTATTCGGTGCGTAGCATTTGGCAAACAGGGAGAGTTCGCAGAAAAGTATCTTTCAAAAGGCATGAAGGTAGGCGTAACCGGAAGGATTCAGACTGGATCGTACAAGGACAGAGATGGTAGGACTGTTTATACGACAGATGTTGTTGTGAACGAGCATACCTTCTGCGAGAGAAAGGGAGAGCAGACAAGACCAGTAGAAACGCCTAGTGCACCAACTGACGAAGATGGATTCATGAGCATTCCTGATGGCATTGATGGCGAACTTCCGTTCGTATGAAAGGAGACAACGTGAGAGGATACATGAAAGTAAAAATTGATGACGGAGCATTTCTCCCTGAGAGAAAGCATACCACTGATGCGGGACTTGACCTAAAAGCTCCTAGCGGCGACCCTATCGGGCTTATGCCGAATGATATGGTTCATATCAATACAGGCGTACATATCGAATTGCCGAGCGGCTACGTTGGCTTAATAAAGTCTAGGAGCGGACTGAATAGGCAGGGGATTCACTGCGAGGGGGTGATTGACGAGTGCTACCGTGGGGCGATTGGAATCACTCTTTACAACGATGGGGATGACCTTATGATTATTTCACCAGGTGACAGGATTGCTCAGTTGTTGGTAGTACCGTGCTTGTATGTTGACCTCGAAGTTGTAGACAAACTGTCTGAAACTGACCGAGGCGAAAATGGCTTCGGAAGCACTGGCGTATGAAATATCGCAATCGAAAGGTAGAATTAAACGGAATCCGGTTTGATTCAAAGAAGGAGGCTCGGCGTTATGCTGAGCTTCTTCTCGAAGAAAAGGCAGGGAAGATACAAGACCTTCGCAGACAGGTTAAGTTCGTTTTGATTCCTTCGCAGAGGGAGCGTTCTGACGGTAAAAAGAAAGGGCGTGTACTTGAACGTGAGTGCGCATATATCGCCGATTTCGTATATACGAGGAATGGCAAGTGTGTTGTAGAGGACACGAAAGGATACAGGACACCCGAATACAAGATAAAACGAAAGCTCATGCTTTTCGTGCACGGAATACGGATAAAAGAAACTTGACAGCATTGTCAACGTGCTGTATTATGAAAATGAAAGATGTTCTTTTTCATAACTTTATCCTTTCTTTGTCTAAGAGTACCGTGCGTAAAAAAACACGGTACTCTTTTGCAAAATAACTATTGATTTTTTTACATATATACAGTATAATTAAGGTGCAGGAAGTCATGAGCCTGTCACCCCATATATACATTGTCAGCTATGGAGTCGCTTTCTATAGCGGGCACACAACTTCATAGCTGACAGCAGAAAACTCATACCATAGAAGAAGCGACCTTCTGTGGTGTGGGTTTTTTGCGTTACAGAGGGAATAGGATGAGCATACTTAAATTATTGGCAAGCGACGGATTTCTTTCGGTCAACAAACATATTGCGAGAGTTGTTGGGCTTGATGCGGCTGTATTATTGGCGGAACTTGCATCTTCTCATAATTATTTTGAGGTTACAGAACAGCTCACTTCAGAAGGTATGTTTTTCGAGACCGTTGACAGGATTGAAGAAAACACAACATTATCAAAATATCAGCAGTCGAAGGCGGTGAACGTTCTTGTCGAATCTGGAATACTTGAGACTAAGAAAATCGGAATCCCTGCAAAGAGATACTTTAAAATCAACGAACAGGCGGTGCTGGATTTACTTGATGACAAGATGTTAAAAAACTTAACCACTGTAAGTAAAAAAAGTGAACCTATGGAAGTAAAAAAAGTTAACTGTAATAATAATAATATAGATAATAAAAAAGAAAATAATAAAAAGTTTACCCCTCCAACCGTTGAAGAGGTACGAGCCTACTGCATCGAAAGAAACAACAGCGTTGATCCAGAAAGGTTCGTTGATTATTACGAATCCAAAGGTTGGCTGATTGGCAAAACTAAAATGAAGTCATGGAAAGCGGCGGTCAGGACTTGGGAGCGGAACGGATACAGCAGTGCAAAGAAAAACAAGGCTGACGAACTGGAGGCAAGCTACAGAATGTACAGCGATTGGGCAAGCTCATAAAAAAATAAAAAAGTTTTAAAATAAGTATTGACATATCCATATAATGGTAGTATTATGGTGTCAGAAGGTAGCCAAAGGGATTAAACAAAGGAGGATAAAAGCAATGAGAACGTATGATGAGGCACTTTCTCAGTATATCGCCGAGTGCGATATTATTGCTGACCAGTGTTCTGAGGAGGGATATCCTTCTCATGGCTCTAATTATGAGCTTAGGGTTGAGGCTATTCAGGCCGATTATCCCGAAATCTTTGACCCCTACTATTACGATGACGACCCAGATTGGGATTGAGAAAGGGGAAGCATGACTAAGCAGGAGTTCAGCAAAATCGCAATGGCGATGAGGACTTATTACCCAAATCAGAATCTATTGCCGAACAATGCGGCAATGGAATTGTGGTACACTCAGTTGCAGGACATACCGTATCGGGTGGCCACAATAGCCCTTAACAAATGGGTATCACTTAACAAGTGGTCACCCACAATAGCTGATCTGAGGCAGATGGCATCTGATGTCCAGTATGGTGATTGCCCTGACTGGTCAGAAGCATGGGATACGGTTATTAAGAATATCCGCAAGTACGGTTCGTACAGGGCTGTGGAAGGGCTTGAAGCTCTACAGGGAATAACCAGAAAGACAGTCGAGCGGTTAGGATACACGCACCTTTGCCACTGCGAAAACATAGCCGTAGAAAGAGCGAGTTTTCGAGATATATACAACACACTGGCAAGCAGGGAGAAGGAAAACAGGCAAATGTCGCCGATGTTGGTACAGGCGATGCATATGCTGTTGGAGGAAAAGGCATGAAGGAAATGTTCAGTGCAATATTCGAATTTATCGTTGCTATCGGATTATTTATAGTCGTTATGCCGATATTCCTTGCGGCATATGTAGGATGCGCAATAATCGTTGGAATTATGGATGTATTGGGGGTGCTAGAAAGATGACGGTATACGAAAAGATTGTGTCGAAAGTTGATAACAAGGTGGAGCTGGCAAAGTACCTTTGTTATCTGACAAATTGTGACGGGTGCATTATGGGGAAAAAATGCTCACGTGGTCACAATGGGTTTGTTGAACTGATGAATTGCAATGAAACGCAGGTATGGGAGGCGACAGAAGATGACGATTAGGGAGAGTATGATTAAGAATGTATCTGTACTTGAAAACAACACAATCGACATGATGGCAGAGATTGGAAGAAGGCTCACGTGCATCATTGAGAGCGTGGATGATGGGGCTACAAAAGAAGAGATTGTCGAAATGCTTGAGGATTTAAGAAGCGAGGTGTGGTAATGAGTGACTTAATCAGTAGGAAGGCGGGAATAATGAAGTACTGTCCGAACTGCGGAGCAGAGATGGAGTGTTGAAGGAATGATAGACGCAGGAACAATCCTTGAAGTTACCAGAAAACTCATAGGGGCGACAGAACCATATGGAGACTCTGGGATAGATAGACAGCGCACAGAAAACGTTGACAAACTGATTTATGTAATTGATGAACTGCTTTATGACTTGGAGAAGGTGGCAGTTAATAAAGATCGCCACGAAGGCTCTATGCGGATGATGGGAGAAAAGGCGCACAAAGCATTAAATGATTATTGGAGTTGGATTGAAGCATACATGGAAGGTGAACAGGATGAATGATTTAATCAGCAGACAGGCGGCGATTGATGCGATAAAAGAATTGTGTGAGCATTATACCCCAACAAAAAGAGTAACGCACCACCCACATATGGACTTTGTGATTGAGGAGTTAAAAGCATTGCCATCCGCACAGCCAGATGGGATTCCTCTTGAATGGATCGATAAACATCTTGAATGGCTAGATAACTGCGACAATGATTTTGCACAGCTTGCAAAAACAAGCATAAAGGCGATGGTGGAAATATGGAAAAAAGACAGGATTTGATCAGCAGACGGGATGCGATTGACGCAGTAGCAGATGGGTTGAAAAGGGTATTTGTCGAAAATAGAGATGTCGCAGAAATACTGCTTAAAAGCGTGCCATCCTCACAGCCAGATATTAAACAAGCCGCAAAATTACTGTTAGATTTTATCGAAAGTTGTCTGGGCGGAGACTCGTATTTGATAACACCGAACGGTGAAGAATTGAGAACGGATTGGGGATATGCAAAGGAAGGAATCCGGTTGATTCATGACTGGGCAGAAAGGAGAACAGATGGATCTGATTGATAGACAGGTGGCTGTTGATGCGATACAGCAACACCGGGAGGACGTATTGGGTGGATACGAATATGATGAAGGTGTGGCTTTTGTGTATGCGGCGGCACACAATCATATTATTGATGTCATTAAACATTTGCCATCCGCACAGCCAGAGCAGACGGATTGCGACTATTGCCACGAAGACAGAGATGGATATGTCCGTCCAATCGAGAAGAACTCGCATGCATGGATTGTCAGACGGGGAAGATCCATGAAACTTCGTGTCGGTTTTAAAGGTGGATACAGTGAATGTGACATTTTATTTTGCCCGATGTGCGGAAGGAGATTGGCTGATGGACGATGTAATATCAAGACGGGTGGCGATTGATGCCGTGGAAACGATAGGACACATTGCAACGATGCCAGATGGTGACAAATGCATCAGGAGAAGTGCAGTAAAATATACATTGTCCATGTTGCCATCTGCACAGACAGAAATCAGATGCAAGGATTGCGGACACTTTCACTACGATATGCCGTATGTAATACAGGGTGTTCCCGTTCTCGGGCATGAGGTGTGCGACTTCTGGGGCGATGGATGCAAGACAAGCGAAAACGGATATTGCAGTTTTGCGGAAAGGAAAACCGATGGGGCTGATGTTAACACTTGACGATGCTGTGGCAGTCTGTATGAGCTTACTTCATGAAACTACATTTTTTGATGATATGCCAAGAGAAGAATATGAAAGCATGCCGGAGTTTATCAAGAGCAAGTTTGAACAGAAATGTTGGATTCCTCCAAAGAATGAAGATGCGGCGAAGCGTCTTAACGATCTGATTTTTGATATCAACCCTGCGGAAATATGCAGTCAGATAGAGTCTGACAATCTTCGGAGCTGGTGCAAAACAGTTCAGGTGGAAATGAATATGGCATTTGTACAGTTACCATGTTGGGCAGAAAGGCGGGAAGGATGACCAATATACAGGCAATAGACTTGCTGAAGGGCTTAGAGCAAAGTCTGGATAATTATTATGGGTTGAATGATGAAGGAAAGACCGCTTTTCACATGGCCATAACGGCACTTGAGTTGTTCGGAAATACCGAACGATTGCCATCCGCAGAGCAGGAATTTAGCGGGGGTCTATATGTGGATGGGTACAACGATGGATACAGGGACGGAATGAAAGATGCACAGCCAGAACCGTTAACCGACAAAGAGCAAAGGATATTTCTTGCGGCGATGGGAAGAGAGGAAAAAGTCTGCAAACAGGTAGATGATGAGTGCAGAGATTGCCGTGAGCCGTATGAGGATAGCCTTGTCAGGACATGCCACGAGATCACAAGAAAGGTAAAGGGTGCGTTATGGACTTAATCAATAGACAGGGTGCAATTGAAGTTAAGGAAGACAAGTGATGACTAATGAGGAAAGACGAAAAGCCGCAGAATGGTTCAAAAACAGAGCCAAGAACTGTCCGATGCCTGCTACCAGACGGATGTATGAGATTGCAACCAAGGCAATCGAAGCACTGCCATCCGCACAGCCAGATGTTCTCGTTGGAGACACGATTAGCCGGCAGGCGGCGATTGATGAAATAAGGAAATGTAGGTTTACTGTTGATGCTATCGAAAAAATAAGAGCATTGCCATCTGCACAGTCAGATATCATCCTGTGCAAGGATTGCAAATACTGGAGACGGCAGACGAATTATGCGGGAGCACCATTATCATTTGGGTTTTGTGAAAGTGATGACATGTGGCGGTCACTATATGGAGAGACATACGAGGTTTCACACATTGACACAGACGATGATTTTTACTGCGGATTTGCAGAAAGGCGGGAAGAATGAAAGCATATACGGCATCTGACCGCAACGGAGACACTGGATACAGTATCGTGGTCTTTGCAGAAACGGCAGGACAGGCAAAAGCGTATGCGTGTAATAGCGATATGTTTGATGAGTACACTTTCACGGAAATGCGAGTGAATAGGTGCAAGGCACTGGATAGCTACTACAGGGGCAATCGTGAAATGGATTGGCTCAACGATGAAGATAGGGTGGCAATGGTCAGATACGCAAACTTTGAGTGCAGTTGCGAGGTGTGGCATCCCGAATGCGAAACCGGAGAATGTCCTGCACAGGAGTGGTGCGGAAGATATGAGAGGATGAAAGAATGAACAGATTAATTAATGCTGACAAGCTAAAAAAAGACATTCTCGGCCTGAAAGACTGCTACAACGGATTCTCCGATGCCTACGACAAGGATTGCATAATTAGTGTGATTGATGAACAGCCTACCATCGAAGAGCGCAAGAAAGGGAAGTGGATAAATCATCTAAATGACGAAGGTCATAATATCGCAGATTGCGACCAGTGCGGAGAAACAATGCAGTGGTATGACCCTGACCCAAAACCAAATTACTGCCCGAACTGCGGATGCAAGATGGAGGACTGACAGATGTATTACGTTTACAGCAAACACATGAAATCTGGAAAAGAATTGTTCTGCGGAGTGTATGACAATGCGGAAGATGCAATCAAGAAGATTGCGAAGAATTATTCTGTAGACAAGACGTTGAAACAGCTTGGTGAGTATTATTACTTTATGAAAAGACACTGAAGAAAGGAGAAAACTATGACATTAGTAGAACTGCACGAAGTAATGGGAAACAGAATCAATGTAGCGCTTTCCGAGAACATGACACCGGAAGAACGTACAATCGAGAATGAGCAGACAAGAATTGTTATTAACACGGCGAAGCAGATGATTAACAACGGAAAACTGATTCTGGAGTATGAGAAAGCGTTGGCGCAGGCAAAGACGCTGAAACATTCGGTTCTTGCGGATATGATAGGTGAGCAGGTATGAAACGGTACACGGAAAAGCAAGCGGAATGGATAATTTGCAATGCTGAAGCAAAGGCATGGGAAAATGCCCGTGCCTTTGCGGATGCGTTCAATGCACAGTTTGAAGATGACAGAACGGTTGCCTCTTTGTTGAGTTATATGCAGAGGCGAAAGATAGAGTTTTGCTCTGAAAACAGAATGACAAATGAACAGGCTGATTGGATTGCAGAAAACGTACAGGCGATAGAGTGGCGAAACACGAAACACTTCACCGACACGTTTAATGCGTTGTTTGGGACGAGCAAAACGGTAGGCACAATGAACGGTTATTTGTTCAAGAATGGGTTGCATATACGGTCTAAAAAAACAACGTGCAAATACACGCAGGAGATGAACGAGTGGCTTGTTGAACAGTATCCGAAGTACAACTACGATTTTGTGAAAATGGCGGAAGATTTCAATGCGAAGTTTGGGACGGATTATTCAAATTGCAGGATTGCGAAATACTGCGAAAGAGGTTTGAAAATCCATAAGCCAAGAAAGAAAAAGCACGCAACGAACAAAGGAATGTTCAAGGAAGGAAAGCCGAACAATAGGGGGTTGCCAGTCGGAACAATAAGATACAATTCAGACGGCAGACCGTTTATAAAGGTGCTTGAAAGCGATGGTCACAGCAAAGCGATGAGCGACTATAAAGGTCATAATTATAAAGAACCGTGGTGGATGCCGTTACAGAAAAAAATATGGGTTGACCATCATGGGGAAGTGCCAGACGGGTTCGAGGTTGCTTCGTTAAATGGGAATCCGAACGATACTGACATTAAGAATATCGGGATTATTGACAGACGAGGAAAAGCGGTTATGGCAAAGAAAGGATGGTGGACGGATAACAGGGTCATAACAGGGGATGGCGTGATGTGGTGCAATCTGTATTACACAGCGAAGGATTGTGGCGTAAAGTAGAAAGGGTGTGCATATGGAAGAACAATTAACAATGTTCAAAATGCCAGAGAAAGGGAAAACAGACCCCACAAAACGAAGGTGGGAAAATGCTTTTCAGAAGTGGTCGGATGAACATGGTATGCAAGACACAGAATCGTGGGGGAGTTGCGGATATGGCTCAATGTGTGATTGGTGCAAAGATAACAGTTATGGCAGACCTTGCGTCAGAGCGTTAAATGCTATGTGCAGAGAAAAGGGAGGCGTTATTGATTATGAAAAAACGGATTTTGAAAAAATATGGAATGAGGGAGTGAACAAATGGCGAATACAGATTTAACAGTTAATGTGTATGCGAATATCTCAATTTCGGAAGAAGCTGTTAAAAGATGCTTGAAACTGCTTGATATGTGGCAAGAAGACAATCCAGAAAAATACATCGAGAGAAAAGTATATGACGGCAAGGTTCGTTATGAGATATGTGTGAGGTAAAACATGATTAAGTGTGACTATTGCGGAAAATGGTTTGAAATTGGCAATAGAGAAGATGGAATGCCAAACGGATTTTCATTTGTAAAACAGGACGGTTCAACATTGACGGTCTGCACAAACTGCGTTATAGATTTGGGAAGGGGGATGAAGAGTGCTACACAAGAGGTGGAAAGACTACACGGAGAAGGAGATTACGGCTATTGCTCGTGAAAGGTGCTGTAAATGCAAGTATAATTCTCACAGCAGTGGTTCGACAGACAGCGACCCTTCTTACAAATCTATGATATGTTTGTACATCGAGCACACTGGACACATGAGGGGAGTTCGGCCTGACGAGTGTGAGCATTACAAGGATAAGCATTGATTTATTTGCTCGTGTCTGTTAAAATGAAAGGGTAAGGAAATGAACAAGAGACCTACGCAGAAAAAGCGGATATATGATTACATGAAGCAAAACAGATATATCACTGCATATGATGCTCAGAGGGAGTTTGGGTGTATGAGGTTAAGTGCAAGAATTGCTGAGCTAAAAGAATCTGGCATTGCCGTTGGTTCTGATTTTGTAGTTGTTCATAATCGTTATGGGGAAGAATGCAGAGTAAAGAGATACTGGCTGATTGAATGAGTTTAAAGCACTCTACAAAACCGCAAGAAGAAACGGAGGATAAAAAATGGAAATCAAAGTATTGAAGCTGACGGATTTAGTACCTTACGAGAACAACCCAAGAAAAAATGATGGAGCAGTAGATGCTGTTGTTGAATCAATTAAGCAGTGCGGCTATGTTGCCCCGATTATTATTGACGAGGAAAATGTAATTCTCGCAGGACACACACGATACAAAGCACTACAGAAGCTTGGAAGGAAAGAAGTTGAGGTTGTTATCCGTTCCGGGCTTACGGAAGAGCAGAAGCGAAAATACAGAATCTTAGATAATAAAACAAACGAGTTCGCAGAATGGGATTTTGGAAAACTGGAAGAAGAGCTTTCGGGACTTGAGTTTGGCGGCTTTGATTTCGGGTTCGATTTCAGCCGTCTTGACGGAATGGCTGAGCAGATGCGATCCCCAGAGCCTGTATACAACCCTGACGGGGTGTCTACAATGATGCCCGGCGGCGATGATCCGTATCTCCCGGAAAGCTACGATGATGACGAGATCGCAGAATACACGGCGAATCAGGAAAACTATGTAGTGAAGCGCAGGATCATCATCACTTATCTCCCGGAGCAGGAGAAGCAACTCATTGGAATCCTTGGACTCCACTGCGAAGAGTTTGACAAGGTCGTGTACGACATAGAAGAACTCAGGGGAGAATGACGATGGGATGCGTGGTTCAGCTTAGAGGACTCAACGCAAGCGGAAAAACGACAGCCATGAGGCAGTTTGCTGAGAACAACGGTCTGGAGGAGATCCAGATTGATGTTAATGGGATCAGAACTTGGGTTATGACCAATGCGGATATTGCCGTTGTTGGGAGATACCCAAAGACAAGCAACTTTGGCGGTTGCGATTCCTGCATAAAAGGCAAACAGCACCTTCTTAATACCATCCAGACGCTTATGTCCGGGGGGTATAAAACAATAGCATTCGAAGGGTTTCTGTTCAGCGGCTCAGCGAAACTTGCGGCTGAGGTAAACGATCTTGCGAAGATGTACGGGTATGTTTACATCGCCGTCCTTATGAACTTGGACTACAACACGGAGTTGAACCGCCTGTTCGCAAGAAACGGTGGAAAGGACATAAACCTCAAGTCTTTCGATAGCGGAAGGAAGGGTGTATACAACTCGCATTTAGCTCTCAAGAAGCAAGGGATAAAGACGATGGTTGCCGATGTAGAGAACACGGCTTTTGAAGAAATGGGGGAGATAGTCAAAAAGGCTGTCTTAAAGTGCGGATGATAAACAAGAGCGTACCGCAAAGAATTGCTGAATTTACTGATTATCACAGGGACGGGGACGGTGAATGTAATGCGATACTGTTAAGACAATACGCACAGGATCACAACCTCAACGACCGGGAAAAGTTTGACTTGGCGTTCTTTTTTTCCATTGCTTATTGTTGCGAGAGCGGAATCATTCTTTTTTTAAACAGGGACAAAATCCGCTCCGGGGAAACTGGTTGTCTACAACTTAAACAGGATATGATTTTCCAGAGCGACAGAAAATATGTAAAGATGAGGAATTGCTTTCAGAGGCTCTTACTGTTTTGGCAAGAACAACTCGCACAGTATAAAACAGAGAAATGGTTCAGGGACGGCGTCTTGGAACTCAAAGCTGCTATAATGGATGTGGAGAAGTGGTATATGTTCGGACGGTTCTCAGCGTTTCTGTTCCTCGAAACCTACGCAACCCTGTTGGATGTTCCAGTAAGCAATACAACTATCGATTGGAAAAACGGGGACACCGCAACGAGCGGACTCTTGAACCTATTTGGAGATGACTTCTATGCCAACGAATTTGACCAGAAAGGCATCCTAAAAGTTCCTGTTGATAAAATGGATGCCCGGCTTGGAAAATTGATTTCTGCTGTCATAGCGAGTGGAGGAGATGCTAACACCACTAAAGTGGAAACGAGTCTGTGTGCTTATAGGAAGTTCTACAAGGGAACAAGATACAACGGATTTTACCTTGACCGAATGCTCGAGGAACTCAACTGGTATCAGGAAAACAGACCAAAGTTTCAGCCGCTCACGGAGGAATTATTTGGAATTCGGGAACGATGTTTTTCTGAGGAGTTTCTTGGCGAAAAGCATGGTTGGACTGGCGTTCGCAAGGAGGCAAAGAAACTCTATATAGAGTATGGGATCATATAGAAGCAGAAGCGAGTCAACGGTTTAAGGCGAAAGGGAAGATATTATGAGTCTTGAAAAAGGGTTCTATGAATCTCCAAGGTGGACGGCAGAGATTGCGGATTGTTCTTTGCCCGTAACTTTGGATACTTACAGCAACTGCTCGTTTGGTTGCGTTTATTGCTTCTCTCAGTATCAGCGAGGGATCGGCGAGGCGGCTGATGCTTATCTTGGGAAAAAGGCGAAGGCTGTAAGCGTTGAAAAAATAAAATCCCTGTTTTCCGGGGAGCATAAAGATTCGCAATTTTGGAAATATATCAAGGATCGCAGACCAATCCAGTACGGGGGGCTGTCTGACCAGTTCGACGGGTTCGAGAAACAGTATGGGAAAACGTATGAGGTTCTCAAGTTCCTCCGGGAGATAAACTATCCCGTCTGCTTCAGCACCAAGTCGGCATGGGTTTTCAGCGATCCCAAATATCAGGAGTTGTTCCGGGGAGCGGATAACTGGAACGTGAAATTCAGCATAATCACGCTCGATAAAGAGGATGCGAAGCGGATTGAAGTTGGCGTTCCGTCTCCGCAGGAACGCTTGGAGGCTATGCGGATTTACAACAGCCTCAGTAAGGGAGGGACAACCCTGCGGCTCAGACCGTTCATAATCGGGGTATCGGATAAAACATACATAGACCTCATAAAGGCGGCGGCTGAGGCAGGGGCTTCCGCAGTAACGACAGAATTTTTCTGCCTTGAGATGCGCTCTATAAACCAAGCGAAAGACCATTATCAGATCATCTCTAACGTTTGCGGTTTTGATGTTGTTGAGTTTTACAGGAAGTATTCAACAGGCTCTGGATACCTGAGGCTGAACAGGAAGGTTAAGGAGCAGTATATATACAGGATGCAGGAGTTATGCCACGACCTCGGCATGAGGTTCTACGTTTCGGACGCTCACTTCAAGGAGTGCTGTGATTCCTGTTGTTGCTGTGCGCTCCCGGACAGTTGGGATTACAGCAGAGGGCATTTTGCGGCGGCTCTTCAGATCGCAAAGAAAACAGGAAAAGTACGTTGGAGCGATATAGAGAAGGACATGTACTTTCTGGACTTCTCAGCGGTTAAGGCGAAAGGGTGTCAGATAGCAAGGAGTACAAGCGAGTCAGCGGCTCACTTCTCCGGGATGAGCATGAAGGAGTATCTGCGCTATTTATGGAACGCCCCAAGAAGAGGGCAGTCACCGTACAAACTATTTGAGAGGGTTCTGATCCCGAACGGGTATGACGAGGACGGAAACATCATATACTACTACAACCAGAGTGTTACATTTCAACCGCAGGGGAACGAGAAGGACTTCGAACTCATGCGGCTATAAAGGCGGTGAAGGACTATCGCTACTGGAAAGTATCAAGAATGGATAACTGAAGACGGGCTGAACACAATACGTGGGTGGGCGAGAGACGGGTATTCTGATGCACAAATAGCAAAGAACATGGGCGTTTCTCGCTCCACGTTCTATTCATGGGAACAAACATTCCCGGACATTCTGGACGCAATAAAAAAGGGCAGGCAACCGGTTGCGGTACAATTGGAAGATGCTCTTTATAAAGCGGGGCTCGGATATGAATACGAAGAAGTGATTGAGGAAATTTACGAAGAAGAGGGCGTTCAGAAGAAACACATGCGGCGCATAAAGAAACATGCACAGCCGAACGTAATTGCCTTGATATTTGCACTCAAAAACTTGAAGAAACACAAATTTAAGGACAAGCCAGTAGAAGAAATCGAAAGGGCTGACGATATTCTGATAGAAACGTTGAGGAGATGGGATGATGCCGCAAAGTCCGGGCAGTCAGAAACAACTTGAATATTGGCGCAACTGCACGCACAGGTGGAACGTCAAGACCGGGGCGACACGAAGCGGCAAGACGTACATGGATTATTTCCTGATACCGAAAAGGATTCTTGATGGCAAGGGGAAGGATGGAATGAACGTTATTCTCGGAAATACAAGAGAAACTGTGCGAAGGAATGTGCTTTTGCCGATGCAGAATCTTTACGGCGCAAACCGAATCAGCAACATACACGCCGATAATTCGTGTGATATGTTCGGGGAAAAGGTATTCGTTCTCGGTGCTGATAATGTTGGACACGTAGATAAAATACGAGGAATGTCAATTAAATACTGCTATGGCGATGAGGTGACAACGTGGAGCGAAGACCTGTTTGATATGCTAAAGTCCCGTCTTGATAAAGAATATTCTTGTTTCGACGGGACTTGTAACCCAGATAGTCCGACGCATTGGTTCAAACAATTCTTGGATTCTGATGCTGACATATATCAACAGCATTACACGATATTTGACAATCCCTTTCTGCCAAAGGAGTTTGTGGACAACCTTTGCAAAGAGTATGAAGGAACGGTTTATTATGACAGGTATATCGAAGGACTTTGGGCTCTCGCAGAAGGACTTATATATCCGATGTATCAAGATGTGCTGATAGATTCCATACCAGAAACAGAGCCGTCCAAAGTCGAGATTAGTTTGGACTATGGCACGGTGAATGCCTTTGCCGCTATGCTGTGGGAGAAACACAAGGACAAGTGGATTGCTACGAATGGATATTACTATTCTGGGCGTGATACAGGAGTACAGAAAACGGACAACGAGTACGTGGAAGCACTCGAAGCAAAGTTTGACAAAGAGATCGCCAGATACAGAAAACGTGCAAGAGAAGCGGAGAAAAGCGGAGGACTGCCACCAGAAAAAATCAAGGTGATTATTGACCCGTCTGCCGCTTCCTTTATCGCTCTATTGAGGAAAAGAGACTGGTGCAAGGTTGTTAAAGCCGACAACGATGTACTGAATGGCATCCGTGATACAGCAACGTGTATGAACCTGAAACGGTTTGCTGTTTACAAAGGCTTGAAAGAATGGCAAAATGAAGCGGGGGGCTATGTGTGGGACGAAAAGGCAGGGGCAGAAGCTCCTCTGAAGGTAAACGACCACTATATGGATGCAATGCGGTATTTCGTAAAGACGGAAAAGTTGGCTAAAATTAAAAGGGAGATGAAAGATGCTGACATATCAGGACTTGCTAGAGGTAGGTGACAACGAACAGAGCAGGATGGCGTTTGTAAAGACGGCAATCGGAGAGCATAAGGCAAGCGACCTGTACAAGGATGCTGTCGTTGCAGAAGAATACAATGCGCATAGGAATGTAACGATTAACCAGTATCAGAAATTACTGTACACAATCACTGGCAAGGCCGTGCCTGACAACTACAGCCCGAACTTCAAGATGGCGTGCAGACACTTCCACCGTTTTATAACGCAGGAGAATCAGTACCTGCTCGGCAACGGGGTTATGTGGGGAGACGAAAAAACGAGCGACAAAATTGGAAACAAGCGATATCCGTTCGACAATCAGTTGCAGAAGTTAGGAAAGAAAGCTCTTGTCGATGGTGTGGCGTTTGGATTCTTCAATCTTGACCACGTTGAGGTTTTTGCTGTTACAGAGTTTGTTCCGTTGTATGACGAAGAGAACGGTGCGCTGACTGCGGGTATCAGGTTCTGGCAGATTGATGATAGGAAGCCACTACGAGCCACTCTGTACGAATTAGATGGTTATACGGAGTATGTATGGGTTCACGGCAAAGAAAGCGTTCTACGGCCAAAGAGAGCGTATAAAATCAATGTACGGTACTCCGAAGCCGATGGGCTTGAGATATACAACGGAGAGAACTATCCATCGTTCCCGATTGTTCCACTGTGGGGGAATGATGAAAGGCAGTCAGAGCTTGTAGGGCTGAGAGAACAGATTGACTGTTATGACCTTATCAAGAGCGGATTTGCAGATACGGTTGACGAAGCATCGTTGATTTACTGGACAATCCAGAATGCAGGAGGAATGGATGACGTTGACCTTGCTCAGTTTGTTGAGCGAATCAGAACCGTCCATGCGGCGACTGTAGAGGATGACGGAGCAACGGCAGAAAGCCATTCAGTCGAAGCCCCATACGCAAGCAGAGAAGCCCTTCTGAATCGTCTTGATGCTGACCTGTACAAAGATGCAATGGCGTTGGACTATGACCGCATCGCAAGCGGTAGCGTGGTCACAGCTCAGATTAAGGCGGCATATAAGCCACTGGATGCCAAGACGGATGGATTTGAATACTGCGTTCTTGATTTTATTAACGGCATCCTGAATGTTGCAGGAATTGAGGACGAGCCTACCTTTACACGGTCGATGCTTATCAATTCGGCAGAGGAGATTCAGACAGTTGTAATGGCTTCTTCATACCTTGATTCCGAGTACGTAACAAGAAAGATTCTCACAATCCTTGGAGATGGCGATATGGCTGACGATATGCTGAAGCGCATGGATGCAGACGAGCTTGACAGGGTAGCTGTGCCAGAGGAAGAACCGCAGGAGGAACAGCAGATTGAACCAGTAAGCGAGGCTTGATATGGATTACGGACACGCAGAAACAGACAGGATGCTGAAGGAGCTTGAAAAGAAGATAGCGAAGGAGTATGCGCAAGCCGAGAAGGAAGTGCAAGCCAAGCTAGACGATTATCTGCGTCGGTACAAAGTAAAGGACGAGATAAAGCGAAAAAAGCTAGCCGCAGGGGAGATTACCCGAAAGGAATACAACGACTGGCGAACCGGGCAAATCATGATTGGCAAGCGGTGGGAAGAAATGCGAGACACGCTTGCCGAAGATTTGCACAACACGAACAAGATTGCGAACTCTATGGCAAGAGAATTTTCATACGATGCATATGCCCTGAATCACAACTACGGAACATATGAGGTTGAGAAGGGTTCGCTTGTAGATACGTCCTATACACTGTACAACAGAAGCACTGTCGAAAGGTTGGTGCGTGATGATCCAGACATGCTACCGCCGCCCGGAAAGAAAACGTCTCAGCGGATACGGGAAGGCAAGGACAAGCTCTGGAACAAACAGCAGATACAAAGCGTTATGACTCAATCTATTCTTCAGGGTGAATCAATTCCGCAGATTGCGGCTAGGTTGGCGTTGGCGGTTAGCGACAGCAACAAGAAGGCGGCAATCAGAAATGCTAGGACGATGACAACTGGAGCTGAAAATGCAGGACGAATAGATTCATACCGAAGGGCTGTCGGAATGGGCATAAAAATGCGACAAATGTGGGTTGCGAGGTTGGACGGCAGGACAAGGCATTCGCACAGGCAAATTGACGGAGAAACACGAGAGGTCAGCGAAGATGATGATGTTTACTTTTCGAATGGTTGCCGTTTTCCCGGAGACCCGCAGGGAGCACCCGAAGAGATTTACAATTGCAGGTGCGGATTGATTGCTGTTGTAAAAGGTTCTGACATAGATATAAAGGGCATTAACCCAGATACAGGAGTGGAGAGGTATTCGAAGCTAGATGGAATGACATACGAAGAGTGGAAGGCAGGGAAGAAGGTTGGCAATTAGCTTTAAAGTAATTGATAACTCACAGAAAGCCCTCGCAGAATTTTTGCAGGCGAAACAGGCGGCATTGGAGGCCATAGCGTTAACGGCAGAGGCGTATGCACAGTTGGCTTGTCCACATGATACCGGAAGACTTGCGAACTCGCTTACTCATGCAACAGATAGAGATTCGGCATATGTAGGCACGAATGTCGAATACGCTCCGTATGTCGAGTTTGGACACACGCAAGAGCCGGGGAGGTATGTTCCTGCAATTGGTAAGAGGTTGGTAAAGTCGTATGTACCACCGAAGCCGTTTATGAGGCCAGTGCTTGACCATGTGGATGAATATAAAAGAATAGCGGAGCAATATCTAAAGGGCGGTTGAAAGACCGCTCTTATTTTTTTAAAAAAGTTTCGAAATAAGTATTGACATATACGCAAGATGGTAGTATATTATTATCAGAAGGTAACAAACAGCAAACACAAAGAAAGGGGTAACAAAATGGAACTTATCAAGATGAAAGACAGAAACCTTAGAGCGGATGATATGCTTAAAGCCTTTAGAAGTATGGGGTCTAAAACAAAGAGTGTTGGCGAGTATTGCAAATGGAAAGAGCTTCGCATGGGCAGTCGGCTTCAGGTTAAAATTGAAGTATTCGAAGTAAAAAATGATAACTTCTGTGCATACATGGTGGTTGACTCTTTCAGACGTGTAGCCGCACAGCTTCAGCCGGACAAAAAAGAGGTTCTCGGATGGCTGAAGGAACATGGATACAAGCCAGTGAAGCAGTGGTACTTAGAAGACTACGGGATGACAGAAGAAACATGGAACGAGTGGAACGGAATGGAGGGCTAACAAATGTGGGTTTGCAGACAGTGGACATATACAGCGTTGAATGGATGGTGCAGTGACTTTGACAGCTTTGACACTGAGCGGGAGGCAATAGAACACGGAAACATCTTTTTGAAGTGGAAAGGAGAGGACGAAGAAAGAAAATACGAGGTGTACGAAGCAACGGAGTGGCGATAAGCCACTCCTTTTTATTTGCAATTTTATAAATGTGTGCTATAATCAGAACAGGATGGTCGAAGAATAGACACGAAGAAGCGTATATCCAAAGGAGGCACGAATGGCACTTACGAGAAAGTTCCTGTCCGCTCTGGGAATTGAAGCGGATAAAATCGAGGAAATCATTACAGCTCATACGGAAACGGTTGACGCGCTAAAGGAACAGCGTGATACCTACAAGGCAGATGCAGAGAAGCTCCCCGAAGTACAGAAAGAGCTGACAAAGCTCAAGGCTGATACTGAAGGTCAGGATTCTTGGAAGCTCAAGTACGATGCGATAAAGGAAGAGTTCGACACGTACAAGAATGAGCAGAAAGCTAAAGAGACTGAAGCGGCAAAGAGAACGGCTTATAAGCAGTTACTGAAGGATACAGGTGTATCCGAGAAGAGACTGGATGCGGTTCTCAGGGTAAGCAAGTTGGATGACATCAAGCTCGACAAGGACGGCAAGATCGTGGATGCCAACAAGGTCGCTGATGCAATTAAGGAAGAATGGGCAGACTTTATTTCCACCGAAGGAACGAAAGGTGCTGAAACGGCTACACCGCCTAATAACAACGGAAGCAAGATGTCCAAGGAAGAAATCTTAAAGATTAAGGATACATCCGCAAGGCAGAAGGCGATGGCCGAGAATCATGAATTGTTTGGATTTTAAGGAGACAAAAAAGAATGCCAAAAACAAATCTTACTATGGCGGCTGATATTACCGTCAGGGCAAGGGAACTTGATTTTGTAACACGCTTTACAAGTAACTGGCAGGCGTTGCAGGAAATTCTTTCCATTGTACGCCCGATTAAGAAAAGCCCCGGAACAACTCTTGTATCCTATGAGGCAGACCTTACTCTTCAGCCTGGCAACGTTGGAGAAGGTGAGGAAATTCCGTACAGCAAGGCAACCGTTCGTCCCGTTGCATATGGCGACCTGACTCTGGAGAAATACGCAAAGGCAGTTTCCATTGAGGCTGTCAACAAGTACGGCGCAGAGGTAGCTGTCCAGAAAACAGATGACGCATTTCTGAACGAACTTCAAGCTAACGTCATGGACAGATTCTACAACTTCCTTCAGACTGGTACACTGAAGGATACTCAGCCGACATTCCAGATGGCTATTTCCATGGCGATCGGAAGGGTTAAGGATAAGTTTAAAAAGCTCCACAAGGATGCAACGGAGATTGCTGTATTCATCAATACCCTTGATGCATATTCCTATCTCGGTGCGGCTAACCTTACCGTACAGACTGCATTCGGACTGGATTACATTGAGAATTTCCTCGGCGCAAGAATCGTTATCATGAGTTCCGAAATCCCGCAGGGCAAGGTCATTGCTACTCCGCTTGATAACATTGACCTGTACTACATTGACCCGGGCGATGCAGACTTCAAACAGCTTGGTCTGGATTACACCGTACAGGGCGAGACCAATCTGATTGGATTCCATGCAAATGGCAATTACTCTACGGCTGTAGGCGAGAGCTATGCGCTGATGGGTATGTCCTTATGGGCTGAGTATCTGGATGCGATTGCTATCGTGTCTATCGGTGCATCACCTGCATCTATCACGTTCAATAAGGAAAGGGTTAGCGTAGCAGTCGGCTCGACCGTTACAAACTCTGCAACCGTACTTCCGGCAGGGGCAACCGTGACTTATGCATCCGCTGATACAAATATTGCGACTGTATCCAACGCAGGCGTGGTAACTGGCGTTGCCAAGGGCAAGACCATTATCACTGCTACCGATGCAACAAACGGAACATCCGAATCCTTTGAGGTTGTTGTAAGATAAGGAGACAGCGATGACGATTACTGACCTTTGCGAAGAGCTAAAAAATTATTTCGATTACGAGCGGATTTACGATACGTTCAAAATCGAAAACCACACCATTGCACTGGATGATGTTCTGAGCAACGGTCAGTTTTTCCGAATCGTTGGCTCACGATTCAACGATGGGGTTTATGTCTATCCGGTAGCTGGGTTGACTGATGAAACCTTTAATGGTGCAATCTGGGCGATGGCAGTGCCTCCGGCTGTCGTTACTCTGATGGGGGAGATAAACGAGTGGATGGAGCGGTACGGCAACACGGATGCGGCACAGTCACCGTTCCAATCTGAATCGTTCGGTGGGTACAGCTACAGCAAGGCAGGAAGTGGTAGCGGAGATGGAACTGACGCAAATTCGTGGCAGGGACATTTCCGCGGAAGGCTGAACAAATACAGGAAGATAAGAAAGCTATGAGCCTTTTATCAGAAGCAATGGAAAAGTGCGTGTTCTTGAATAGATCCAAAACTCCAGACGGCTATGGGGGGTATATAACGACATGGTCAGATGGAGCGGAGTTCGATGCGGCAATTACTTTTGACACGAGTATTGAAGCTAGGACAGGAGAGAAGCAAGGGGTCACGAGCCTGTATACGGTCACCACTTCCAGAGCCTTAACGCTTGAGTATCACGATGTATTCAGGAGGGTAAGCGATTCTAAAATATTCCGAGTTACAAGCGATGGGGATGATAAAAAGACACCATCATCCGCATTTCTTGATATGAGGCAGGTAACGGCAGAGGAGTTTACGATACCGAGTGATGGATGATAAGTCTCAAGCTATTTACAATCTTTGGTCGCAATTTGGGCTTCCGGCCTATGATGAAGATACTGTCCCTGATGATGCAGTCTTTCCGTATATCACGTACTCAACTTCACTAAATAGTATAGGGAACGTAACATCGCTCTCTGGGTCACTGTGGTATCACAGCACATCGTGGAAAGAAGCGAGTCAAAAAGCAGAAGAGATTGCAGAGTACATCGGAAAGCACGGGCATATCAGCCAAAAGATAGACGGTGGATACTTCTTCGTGACTTTGGGAAGCCCTTTTGCGCAACGTATGTCAGACGAGGGGGATAGGTTGATTCGCAGAATCTACATCCTGCTCGACTGTGAATTTTTAACAGCTTATTAAGGAGTAAAAAATGGGAGCATTTACAGTAATTCCTGAAAATACATTCTCGGCACTCCAGATGGATGCGGGGGTTTTACTCAAAACGTTTAACCCTTCACAGCCGGCCGCTCCTTCAGATGAAGATATCATTTGCGCCACCACTGGTGGAATCAATGCCAGTTGCGTCCCGACCTATTCGGACTTGGGTGAGGATGTCGACAACTGCCCCGTAAATATGAAGGAATTGAAACATCTGGATTCGTGGGAATGCAAGATGTCGTTTACTTCTATTGGAGTAACGCCTGATGTTATCAAGTGGTCACTGGGTGCGGCCGACATTGACGGAACGGACAAAACAAAAATCATTCCGAGGCGCGACCTTGAGCAGACAGACTTTTCCGATATCTGGTGGGTTGGAGACCGTGCCGATGGCGGAATGGTTGCAATTCAGTTAAAGAACGCCCTTTCCACAAGCGGATTTTCCATCCAGACCACTAAAGCAGGAAAAGGACAGGTATCTGTCGAAATTACAGGCCACGTATCTATCAATGCACAGAATGTAGTGCCTATGGTATTCTACAGCGCAGAGCCTAGTGCATAAACACAATAACCGGAGGGCATATGAAGAACTTAGCTAACTGCACACCGTCTGAGTTTCTGAAGCAGACGAACCTAATTAAAAAATCTGTTGAAAAGTGGTTGAAGGCAACCGACATTATGGAAATTCGCAAGAGGATGCCGAGCGGAATGCCAGAGGTCACAGCGGATATGTCCACGAGCGAAAAGCAGAAAGTCCTAGAAAAAAGGCAGAAGATGCTTAGAGAGCAGTCAAACAAAAACCTGTCTGCAATCCTTGACGCAATGTTGGAAGAGCATCCGCAGGAAACTCTCGAAGTGCTTGCCTTGTGCTGTTTTGTTGAGCCAGAAAAAGTTGACGATAACCCGATGAGTTATTATCTGCGGTCTGTCTATGAAATGATCGATGATGATGCAGTCAAGGATTTTTTTACGTTATTGATGTCATTGGCGCAGTAGGATACACCGAAGCGATAGGACAGCTAAATCTGAATATGCTCGATGTTCTGGGAAAAAGCTATGTGATTGATTATTGCATAGCTTTTTTTGCTAGAAAGCAGAAGGAGCAGGATTTCAGGGATTATGTCGGAAATGCGCTTTACGTCATCGCACAGAACACGGCAAATATGTTCGGCGGTAGCCATATGGCAATCAAGTATACAGACCTGTACAAGAAAGTTGAAGAAGTATCTGCAGAACAGGTCATTGGAAATATCCGAAACAAGTTGACAATCATGGGGGAAAGCAATGGAAGCATTCAACCTACAAGCAAAAATAACCCTTGATTCCAGTGAATACGAGAAGGGATTGAATCAGGCCAAGGGCATGGCCACATCGTTTGGCTCTAAGCTGAAGGGTGGCCTTGCCGCCGCCGCCAAAGTCGGTACAGTGGCTATTGGTGCGGCCTCGGCGGCAGTTGTTGCTTTTGGCAAAAGCTCTATTGACGCAGGGCTTACCTTTGACAGCAGTATGTCGCAGGTTGCTGCAACAATGGGAACAACGACAGACCAAATTCAAGACCTGAGAGATTTTGCGCAGGAGATGGGAAGGACAACGGCGTTCTCTGCAACAGAGGCCGCTGATGCTATGAACATCCTTGCAATGGCGGGATATTCTGCTGAAGAGAATATGGCTACACTTCCCGCTGTCCTTAACATGGCGGCGGCAGGAGGCCTCGGAATTGCAGAGGCCGCAGACTATGCCACTGGAATTATAGCAGGATTTTCAAACGAAACCCTTGATGCGGCTACGATTGCTGACAAATTGGCAACGGTTGCATCAAACGCAAAAGGTGACGTAAGGTCATTCGGCGAAGGACTTTCTACTGTTGCGGGAATGGCGAACACCACAGGTCAGTCTATGCAGGACATGACTGTTGCGCTTGGTATTTTGGGTAATAATAACTACTCTGCCGCAGAAGCAGGAAATGCTTTGTCAAGAACGCTGAAAAACCTGTATCAGCCAACGGATGTTGCGGCAAAGGCAATGAAAGAGCTAGGCGTTAGTGCATATGACGCTGAGGGTAACGCAAGACCGTTGCAGGATGTTTTACTAGACCTTAACAGCGGACTTGATGGGATGAGCGAACAGGCGAAGAACCAAGCTCTTTCCAATATCTTTGATGCGGCAACGCTAAAGTCTGTTCCTGCTCTGCTGAACAATGCAGGGGATGCATGGGACGAACTGGACGCTGTTATTAAAGATTCGACCGGCAATGCAGAAGAGATGGCGGCTGTACAGTTGGACAACCTTCAGGGCGATATAACGCTTTTTAAATCTGCTCTTGAAGGTGCACAAATTGCATTGTCTGATGAGCTTACTCCTGCATTGAGAGAGTTCGTGCAGTTTGGTTCTGACGGTCTGAGTAGGATTACTGAAGCATTTAAAACAGATGGCTTATCTGGCGCACTCGATGTGGTCACAGAGCTTGTATCTGAGATGACCACAAAGCTCGTAGAAAAGATACCAGACTTAATTGAGGTTGGAGGAAAACTGCTCGTTGCCATAGGGGAAGGGATCGTCAATGCTATGCCTACACTCCTTACGTCACTGATGGAGCTAGGAGGCAAGATTGTAGAGACAATCAGTGATACCCTTAATGAAAAGTTTCCTGCGGCAGGAGCGGCGTTCGATGGCTTCATAGAGATTGCATCAAGTGCCATATCTTTCGTACAGGAGTTCTGGGCTGAGCATGGCGAGGAAATCGTCAGCAAGGCGACAGAGATATGGGAGAACGTCAAGAGCGCAGTATCCACGGCTGTTGAAACGCTACAGACCATTATCCAGACGGTCGTGAGCGTTATACAAACCATATGGGACACATGGGGGTCTGATATCGTACAGATTGCAACGCTTGCATGGGAGTTTATAAAAACGGTTGTGACGACTGCCATAACGGAAGTCCAGAACATCATTACAACGGTGACAAGCGTTATCTCTGCTATCTGGGATGCATGGGGTTCGACAATTATGTCGGCGGCGCAGGTTGTCTGGCAGGGTATCCAGATGGCGATTACAGTTGTGCTTAATGTCATTAAAGGATTGATTACTGCGGCAACAGCGGCAATCCAAGGAGATTGGAGCGGAGCGTGGAATGCTGTAAAAGGCATTGCTAGTACGATCTGGAACGCAATTAAGAGCGTAATAACAGCGGCGATTAATGCCGTCAAATCCGTGATTACAAGCGTGCTCAACAGCATTAAAAGCGTTTTCGCTTCTGTGTGGAATGGGATTAAAAGCACCGTATCCAGTGCAATTAATGGTGTGAAGAGCACAATCTCTAGCGGAATCAACGCGGCGTACAGCACGGTATCTAGCGTTCTGGATTCCATCGGAGAGAAGTTCAGCAGTATCTTCGAATCGGCAAAGTCAACCGTAACAAGCGCGATCGAAGCCATAAAAGGAGCGTTCAATTTCTCGTGGAGCTTGCCACATTTGAATCTTCCGCACATAAGCGTGACTGGTGGCGAAGCTCCATTCGGTATCGGTGGCAAAGGTTCGCTTCCTAGCTTTTCTATTGATTGGTACAGAAAGGCAATGGATGACCCATATATGCTTGACGGTGCAATGCTGTTTGGTATGATGGGCGATAAGCTCTTAGGCGGCGGAGAAGCAGGACGAGAAATCATTGTCGGAGAGCAAAGAGCTTTAGACATGATTGCCGACGCATCCAGAAGCGATGAGCTTGTGAACAGAGTTGACAGACTGATAAGACTGCTAGAATATTATTTGCCGAAGCAGAGCACTGGAATCAGCAGTAAAGCAATCGACAGGGCATTGGGGGCAATGATATGAAAAAATTAATCTTGGTTAATGGAAAAGGCAAAGAATACGATTTGCTCTCCGTGAGCAAAAGCCCAACTTTCCAAATTGACGGCCTTGGTTATGAAGACGCTACGGAGTATATGGAAATCGGAAATGGTTTCTACCCGCTTGAAGAAACATACGAACAGGGAGAAATACGTCTGCATTTGCTTTTTTGGAATTTAGCTGATGAAACGTACAAGGATTTTGCAATGCACGCAAAACGAAATCCGCTGACGATATTGTACGAAAACGACACGGGAGTTTATTACATCCCGTGTCGGCTAAAATCCATTGAAAAGGTAGACAGGCGATACTATGATAAATACGGTGCGCCAGTGACTTTTGCCGTCACAGGAAAGCCTTACAAAGTCATAAGTAAATCGCAGATGGGTTACCTTACGGCAGGGAAAAGTTATGGCGATGTTGGATACACATACGATTATACATATGGGGGCGATGCACTTAATTCTGTGGTTTTGAACTCTGATAGTCCTGTAAAATCACCATGTGTAATAACAATTTTTGGAGTTGCTGAAAATCCTATATGGCGGCACTATGTAGATGATGAATTGGTGGAAAGCGGAGCGTATACTGGAACAATTCCTAGCGGGAATTATCTCGTAATAGATGCAAGGTCGATGCCGTACAGCATTATAGAGTACGATATAGATGGCAACGTGGTTGCCGACAGATATTCTGGGTGTGATTTTTCAACGGAAAGGTTTTTTTCCATAGATGAAGGACGCAACACATACACCCTTTCCCACACTGGAGTAACGGCTACCAAGATGAGGGTGGAGGCGTACATACAGTATGATACAGTATAACGTTGAAATTTTCGACAGGAATTTTGAACTTGTGGGGCATACAAACACAAGCGGCATAGAATACTCGGTGGACTATCTTTCGCCTGTGAATAACGAGATTATTGTCTTTAACTGTCCTGCAGAAAAAGGAAATTACATACGAATATCTGGCAATGGAAGGGAATTTTTTGGCGTTGTTTGTGCTGTAAAATCAAAAAGCCAAAAGACTATGACGATTGAGTATGGAGACTTTCTGAGCGTGTTTGATACGCCTATCCTGTTTGACACAGATTTGCAAGGAACATCATCTTTAGAGAGTGTAATTGCAGACAAAATGGAAGAAATGTTCGTAAACTCGGCAGATGTTTTACAGAATTTAACCGGCCTTGAAGTGCAAACGGAGTCGCAAACTACGTCTTGGGGATTTAACCTCAAAAGCGACACTGAAGGGAAGCATACTTGCATCATTAACTTTTATGAAACAATTCTTGTCCGCTCTCTGCAAGAATATGGAGTTGTCGTAAGGGTAGTCCCAGACATACAAGAAAAAACAGTAACTCTGATTATAGGCACAATAACTTCACAAAAGACCATAGAGGCAGACCTGCCAAATGTGATAGAGAAAAATGTTGTCATAAAAGAAACGGACAAAGATGTCAATAAATTGGTCGTATACAACACTGAAAACTATACGGAAAACAGGACGTACTATCGACATACGGACGACACGTATGATACAATTAATGACAGCAGGGTTGTCCCGGTCGTGCAAGAGATTGAAGCAGTTTCGCCTGAATATGATGGGGAAACGGTTAGCAAACCGTTTGCGATTGTGGCAGATTCTAAGGCGGCAGAAATTTTCGGAGGAATTAAGTACAACAATCTTATCGAGCTTCGCATGTTTAATGACGATGCATTAATCAAACCGAACGAAATAAAAATCGGTCAAAAAGTCATCATAAGAACAAACGGGAATCAGTATGAGTCGATTTTAACCGGTTATACAGTAGGGCAAACAACATTGCTGACGTTCGGCACGATACGGTTGGACTTAACTAAAATAATTAAAAGGAGGGTTAAAAGTGGCGGTTGAACTGATAACTTATTCCGGTAAAACAGTAACTCCCATGGATGACGCAATCGTTCGCGATGTCGGAATGGGTGCTAGTGGTGTGCTTTATGGATGCAAAGCGAGTTATAGTGGCAACGTAATAACGATAGGAAGCGGATACGGGTTTATAAAAGGTCGTCTTTTTAAGGTAACTACTACACGGCTAACGGTAAACCTTACAGACCAAAACACGATGGGAAGCGTTTTTGTCAGACTTACACTTTCAAATTCATCAAAGCCTATAGATTTCCTTGTAACAAGTGGTAATGTTGAAGATGCAGATGACAATTACGGCAATGACGATGCGAATTACATAGACGGCTATTACTACGTAATGATAGCTCGTTATACAGCGTCTAACTCTAGTATTACAAGCATTGAAAATTCTGGCAAAAAATTACCGGTAAACAGCCCAACAGTTTATAGTTCTCCTGATGACCTTTGGTTGCAGTCTGAATCTGCTACTGTGGAAGCGATATATGATGCAATGCCGAACAACAGCATGGCGTTCATACCGTCACAACTTGTTGATGCAACATCTCTTCCGTCAAATGCATACGGTATTTTGGAAATAAAAAAAATAGGCAGGTCAGCAGGTAGTGCTAACAGTATTGTTTTTAGACAGACCAAAACCGGAAACGATTACCGGATGTACTTTGATAATTTTGGTGAGCCTACACTAGAGTGGGTTGCCACGGCAAAAGACGAAGAGGTATTCCAAGACATCATATACCAATCTGGCGAAACCGACACGTTAACTATCCAAGGAGGCGGATTCACAACTTCATCAAATACATCATTACGTTTTTTCGTGCCGTATTCCAAAATCAAAAAAAGAACTACAGATGTATCGTTTGTAAGTGGTACGCTAATAGCAAGGCAGAACGGAAAATATATTGCAGGTAGCGCCTCCGGCTCTTTCGATTTGAACAGCAATAATACTACGATTATCAAAAAAAATAACGGACTTATGGTGAATGTAAACGAAGAAGCAGGATTTGATAATGCGACCAATAATTCTCCTGCGGCGGTATACGCTAACATCACTGTAAGGTTCTCTTGATGGAGGTTGGCATGGCAGACGTATTCAGCTTTTATGTATATGATGATAGGTCGATACAGTTTAACATTGCAGAGCCAATCATGCTTGAGGACATGAATGTCACCCAGTTTAAATTTCGCATCCCCAAAAGCATCAATGGCTTTGACATGACTGACTGGGCATGGTGGTTTGTGTACGTCAATCCGTCACGTCAGAAGTACAGCGTACCGCTCACTTTTACTGATGACGAGGATGAACCTGAGGAATATGCTAATGCAACGTATACCGTTGACTATGGCATGAGTGGGACTGCAGGAACGGTGCAGTTTGCCCTCGAAGCAATTAATGCAGATGCAACGACTGACGAAATACTTAACGAATGGCATACCAAAACCTATGTAACCAAAGTAATAAGCACCTTGCAGGGCAACCAGACTGAATTTACACAGTCAGAGTTTGATATCATCTCTGCCAAACTCGAAGAAATCATGGAGCTTATTGAAGGCGGTGGAGGTGGAAGTAAAACCTCCGACGACATCACCAACGAGTCCAACGTCAGCGGGGCAACCGTGACAGGGGCATTAAATTCGCTATCTGACCAAATAGCGAACGAAGCTACGGCAAGACAGAGCGCAGTTAGTTCAGAGGCAAGCACTAGAGCAAGTGCTGACGAATCACTTAGGTCTGCGATTGATGCGCTTGTATCTCCACAGGGGCAGAGTGTTGTTGTAGATAGTTCCTTGTCTATCTCTGGTGCGGCGGCAGATGCAAAGGTGACAGGGGATGCGGTAAGTGATTTAAAGAGTGATTTAGATACTGGTTATCATAGAGTCGACGCGGTTTGGGCTCGTGGGAAAATTGAAAATGGACAATATACAGACTCAGACTATAGAAGAGTGGCAACGGTAAGTGCTATACCGCTAAAATTTGGAGATATATTTAGTATTGCAGAGGGATATAGGTATCAATTAACGCTAAAGACAGCTGAATCATATTTTACAACAGATTGGATTAACCAAGATCTTTCGATCAGCAGACCGGGAGAATATTTAATTTGCATTGCATCAGACCCTGATTCATCAGAATATATTACAGACATAGAACATTTCATATCAAAGTTGACGCATAGTGACAATTCACAACGAAAGATTTCAGTCATTGACAGTTTTATAAGACGGTATGTAATGTCTGGTTTGGAACCGGGGAAAAATCTGTTTAACAGAGACGCTGTGGAAGACGGGCGCTTACTAGATAGAAACACTGGGGTGGTTGTACCATCAGCTAATAATGTGGTGTCTGATTTTATAAAAGTTAAGGCTGAAGAGACAATATATAAACGCAACTGCTCAAACTGGTATGCTTGTTTATTTGACAATAATTATAATTATGTAGGACTGTTGCCTAACTCAAATGATGTGTCTATAACGCAGGATGGGTATATTAGAGTAACAGTTGCTAAAACAAACATTGAAACAGCAGTGATTTCAAGAATATATCCATTGCCGGATGCTTCTGATTATCATCCGTCATTCATTGATCGAAGTGTAAGAAAAGAGGTAGAAGAAATGAGTACATGGTCAAATACAGTTGAAACTCTTGTTTCGCAAATGGAAATTCGTGATGCAAACTATCATGCCGCAGGGTCTATTGACATTTCGAAATATGCTTTTGTAAGTCTCCGTATTTCAAATGATTTAAGTGTACCTTGCACGATGAATTTCTACGATGATCGTAATTCAACGTCAAGCATGTGGATGTCAAGGCCTGATGGAAGTTTTGTATCCGTAAATATCCCTGCAGGGGTAAGCATTATCACGGCTGATGATTTTAAAGAACTTCCGTACATGAAATTACTGAGGCCGATTATTACCCCGGCATCCGCTCCCGAATCTGGAACAATTACAATCCAGATTGTCGGAAGGAAGTGAACGCCATGTTTAACCCGTACAGCAATGCAAATTTTTCGTCTCAGATACGCAGTATTAGTCATTATCATTGCGATCCGTCATTCCCTGAAGCATATTATAAAGTGCTTGAGAATGAGAATATTTTGCATACAGGCATTTCAAACTATTATCCATCACAACCGTGCTATCCATTATCTGACTATTTTGTTCCATTTGAAGGGGCTATTGAATGTCCAAATGCTGAACACCACAATTTCGGAAACCCTTTTGGAGTGTCCGGCAGACTGCATATGAACGGCTTAGGTTCGTTATGCAGAAGCGGTTCGCCAACAGGTAGTACACCGATAGGATTTAACGGGCTGGCATGGGAAGATGCCATTGATGTAATTCTTGCAGATTTGTTATATCCTGATGCTGGTGGAGTTACGATAAACCACCCGAAATGGACAGGATTATCTGCAAAGCATTGTTGTGAAATTCTCGATCATGACGAGCGCGTTCTTGGCGTAGAATTTTATAATCAGTCAAGCGAAGAAGACGATACTATTCCACGGGGATGGTCAACAGATGTTTGGGATGATATTTTGAAAACAGGGAGACGATGCTTTGGTTTTTCCGTGCCTGACCATAGTTATAATCCTATTCGGGCAATGAACATATTGCTTACAGAACCATCGGTTTATAATTGCTTGAAAGCATATCGTGACGGTGCATTTTATGGAAAAGTTGGATTAACTGATTTTGCATTTACAAACATTGCATACGATGGCTCTGTGCTAAACTGCGAAGTCAATAAAAACGCACAGATTACAATAGTCACAGATACAGATACGCAAACAAAAAACGGAACGTCTGCAAGTTTTGAAATAGATAAAAACAATTTTATATATGCGAGAATAGAGGCAAAAACCAATGACGATTCTTTGTATTCAAATCCAATTTTTCTTGATAAACCAGGAAAAGAAATAACAAATGAAAAAGAATCGTTTGGTGTTTATTTCGCTCACTATTTTCACAAATGACTTAAAGGACACTTTAACGAAGTTAAGGAGGTGAGGATATGTCCGGTCAGCGACAGCCGATCGAGCTCGTTATCGCTAATGGCAATAAACACTTGACAAAAGCAGAGATCGAGGAGCGGCGAAACTCTGAGGTTAGACCGTTAACCGACGAGATCGGTCCTCCGGCGTATCTCACGAAAAAACAAGAAATCGAGATGAATAACTCTGCGCTTGAATCAACAATGCTTACGTATTCAACAAAAGAGAATTTGAGACAACGCAACGGGCAAGCCAGAGAAGACATGGCGGCAATTGAGATTTTAACATCAGCACAGACATGGATACCGCTTAAAGACGAATTGCCAGAAGAGGGAGTAGATGTACTTGTCTGTGTCAAATTGGAGAATGGCGATTAGTTCGCAGTACGGCGGCACTCGGCGGCAACTAACTAAGGCAGACTATATGCCTGTGTTATAGTTCGCACTTCGGCTCAATTGCGAACTAACCAATTTTAAAAGTAACACGTAAACGGGGCGGCTTCGGTCGCCATTTTACCCAACACGCCTATATGTGCGTACCGGGTTGGGTATAGGAGGAGCAGAGAAATCTGCTCCTTTTTATTGACACACAAATTAGCTTGCGGTACAATGAGAAAAAAGAGGAAGGTGCAGACCGTTGACCGAAATCATTGTGGCAGTTATAAGTGGCTTGATAACATTACTTGGGGTTATGCTCCAGAACAAGGCAACGACAGACAAGATGTCTAATGAGATGCAGATGTCACAGGCGGTGATGAATACAAAGCTAGAAGAGCTTACGAGAGAGGTCAGAAGCCACAACAACTTCGCACAGCGGATGCCGGTCGTGGAAGAGCAAATTCGGGTGATTAACCATCGAATAGCTGACCTTGAGAAAGGGGGTGATTAAGATGCGGATTGACTGGAAGCGGAAGCTAACGAGCCGAAAGTTTTGGCTTGCGGTTGTTGGATTTGTTTCCGCACTTATGATTTTTTTCGGAGCATCTGAATCTGAAGCAACACAGGTCGCATCAATAATCATGCAGGGTGCAATCGTGATTGGCTATCTAATTGGCGAGGGACTTGCCGATAGCGGAGGTGGTAGCAATGCACAGAGTTCCTGACGTGTCATATGCTCAGGGCGTTATTGACTGGGAGCGTGTCTATAGAGAGTACAAAAACGGCAACATTTCAGCCGTTATCATCCGGTGCGGATACGGTGACAACGAACAGTCGCAGGATGATACATACTGGAAGCGGAATATTGATGCTGTAGTAAGATACGGAATCCCGTATGCAGTTTATCTTTACTCATATGCATTCAATGCTACGATGGCACGGTCTGAGGCTGAGCATGTTCTGAGGCTAATCAAGGGCTATAAACCTTTCCGTGTTTACTATGACCTTGAAGAAG